GGTTCATTTAAAAAAAGTTTACACGCCAAAAGCTGAAAACGTAAAAAAATTAAAGGCTTATTTAGTTAAATTAAATAAAGAAAAAAATGGCAAATAGTAACGGTTGGGGAGATGGAGCCGCAAACAATGCTATTGGTTGGGGACAAGGTGCAAACAACGCGGTTGGTTGGGGAGATTCACACGCAAAAAGTTATGCGGGTTTAACTGATATTGTAGGAGTTACAACTGATTCGGACGCGCAAGCATTTATAACAGCGGCTGCAATAACCAATGAAACTCAAAAAGCGGCTATTAATACTTTAGTAACTGATTTAAAAGGTTATTCTATATGGACTAAAATGAAGGCTTTGTATCCGTTTGTAACTGATAAAACCGTTGAGGCAGATATTAAGTCACAAATGAAATTTAACCTAAAAGACCCAAGAGATTTAGATGTGGCATATAGATTATTATGGAATGGTGGCGGTTCTTGGACTGCAAATGGTTACCAACCTAATGGAATAAATGGTTCCGCACAAACTAAATTAATTCCTTCAAGTATTCTTTCTATTAATAGCAAACACGTTTCAATATATTCAAGAACAAATACAGCAACGGGTTTTGATATAATGTCACACACAATAGGGCCTGTAGTACCTTATGATATATTGTCACTAAGGGCAACAATATATTTTCCAAATGAGATTGCTTATAGCTTTAATGAGGCTTATCCTAATTCAAGTGGTTCAAATTTAAATTCCAGTGGTTTTTATATTTCAACAAGAACGACATCAAATGCTAAAAAATTATACAAAAATAATTCAGTTTTATCAACGGCATCAAGTGCTAGCTCAACACAACCTACAAACCAATATATTATAGGTAGTGATTCAAGAAATGAAAGTTTTTCTAATAGACAATACGCATTCGCTTCAATAGGTGACGGCTTAACAGACGCAGAAGCTGCTAACTTTTACACAGCAGTACAAGCATTTCAAACAACATTATCACGTCAAGTATGAAACTAACACAACTAACAGCAGAAGAAAAGTTGACCTATGTAGGTTTACTTACAGAGGTACAAAAGGATGAGTTAGTTGGTCAGTTATATGCACCAGATAGCTACTTCAACCCTATTCAAGATGTTAATAATAACTGGATAATATCAACAGAAGAGATGGAGCAGTGTGTTAACCCTGAGTATCTTTGGGTTAAAGACCTTGAGTTGATACCATACGAACCAAAACCAACACCACCAATTGAGTAATGGGTAGATATGCTAACACTGGAGTATTTAATGTGCTGTATCCTACCAGAAGGAAGATACAGAGAATTATGCAACAGATAATATTAAGAGAAGGCTTGATTGATACAGAGGCTCTTTATGACTCAATACGGATCAATGCTAAGATACCAGCATTGGGTGAACTTGAGATACAAATACTTGCAATGTATTATTTTGGATTCTTGAACAACGGTACTATCCACATTGCACCCTTTGACCTATGTGCTAAGCTAACAAGGGAGCTGGATGCTCAAGGTATTACTACAGAAATTTATTCCCAGTACGTTGATTGGATGACTCGGAGATATCCTATCTTAGAGGTGGCAAGAATACTTGGGGAAAAACGATCTATTATCTACACCTTTGAACCTATCGGAGGGCAGTTCAATGCACCTCTATCATTCAGAGGGCAACTATAGACTTAACTCCTTCTTCATACCTAACATATTAAAGGTCATGATTAGCGACAGGTTAGTCACCTCATGGAACTTAGTTAGGTCCTCATTGCATAGGCTGTAGATAAGCCTCTCCCACCCCCACTTCTTTTCACTCTTTCTTAGTGCTATCTCCTTTGCCTCATCAGATGTTGCAGGACGTTCATCCTCATCCTCATCACTACCATCCTCATCTGTGAACAGGTTAGCATAGGTTGTCATGAATGATTCTCTGTAAGCAAGGTACTCTGGTAGGATGCCATACACATCATTGATACACACCTCATCAAACACACTATATCTTATACTTGGCTTATAGGTATAAGGCTCCCACACTGTCTCACCCCACTCATTGACCATGACCTTCCTGTACAGGATAGATGCAATGTGACCAACGTGCTGATTGTAGTCTTTGGCAAAGTAGTGCTCAAGGTCAATGAACTCACCAACGGTCAAGGTGTTTAATGGCTTGTAGTGATACTCACCTATCACGTGCTTGTAGTTCTTAGAGGGCTCAGAGTTGATGAAGGTAATATCTTTGAGCATATCACTCACCTCACTTATGTCAAGGTCCTCTAAGTCATCAGATGGTATGTCAGCAAGGGCAGCAAGTATCTCTATCTCCCTGGTGAACACTTCCTCAATAGCATACAGTTCTCTAATCTCTTTGAACTGTATTACATCTATCTCACTCCACGACTTGGGCAGGTTCATCCTTTGGCATTTGCTTGGATAACTTTTGACCTATCTCAACTAAGTAGGGGAGGGCAAGTTCTGCCTTGAGCTCTCTGATAATCTTTGCCTTGAGCTTGATGTGTGCATCTGCATAGTGCTCAGTCTTAGTGAGGTCAGTACGCTTGAACAGGATGGCAAGCATCTCTGATACATATCCCTTATGTCTTGAGTGCATCACCTTATCAATGTGCTTAGTATCTCTAACTGACAGCTTGAAGGTCTCATCAAAGGCGGTGTAAGTGTAGTTCATGTGCTCAAATGAGTTGATGAGCTCTGGCTTTCCACTAAGATTGTTAAAGTTCTTAACACATTCCTTGAACTCCTCAATAGAAACGTCATCCCAGTCAGCCTCTGGCACACCTAACAGATTGAACACGTCAATGTGTTTCTCAATAGTATCCAGTTCTTGATTAGCATGGATTGTTGTTATGTCCTCGAACTGCTGGACCGTTAACTCATGTAGTTGGTTGGGTACTTCTTTCCCTAAAATTGTTACCATAAAATCTAATTTTTAACAAATATAATACTTTTTACAATATAGGCATGGACAGACCAGTTTACAAAATTACTATTGATGATGCTTACTCTGATGGACAGGACCTTGGTGTGGAAATGATTGCCTTCACCAACAAGCCTGCTATCAAGGTCAAAGGTATGGCATTCAATTCTCATGCTGTTGCTCCTATGACATTCAGTGACTCAGTTAAGATGCGAATAGTAGCTCCTGCCATGATACCTATGAACATCTATAGACAAGATGAGGACGGTGAAGAGTATGATGTGCAGTTCTCAGCAGAAGTGATTGAGCAGATACACGCTAAGTTCATGCTCAACCTACAGAACAAGGACATATTTAACCTTGAACATGATCAAGAGGAGAAGGTTCCTGCATACATCCTTGAGGCTTGGATAGTAGACAGTCCAGAGACTGACAAAGCATTCACAACATACGGCATTGAAGTACCTAAAGGAACATTGATGTTGACAAGCCAGATCACCGATAGAGAATACTATGATACACTGGTTGAGTCTGGTCAAGTAGGTTACTCTGTTGAGGGCTTCTTAGGTATGAAATTATCGCAACACTTAAATAAATATACAATGAAGTTACCAGATGGAGAACACATGATTGAGGATAAAATCTACGTTGTTAAAGACGGAGAAGTTATTGAGATCAAGGAAATGCCTACAGAGATGGAAGCAGAAATGGCTGCTGACCCAGTAGCAGAAGAGGAAGCTGCAGCAGCAGCAGAAAACCCAGAAGCAGAGGCAGAGGATGCTGAGGCTGATGCACCAGTACAGGAGGAGATGGCTATTGACCCAGCGGTTGATACAGAAGCTATCCTTGCTATCGTAGCACCAATGCTTGAGGAGCACATGAATGCAGTGATCAGAATGATTGCTGACTTAAAGAACCAACTTGAGGAAAGTCTTGCTGTTGAGACTGAAACAGAGACAGAGAATGTGGAGCTGACTTCACATGAGAAATTCAAAGAATACGTAAAATTTTCAAAAACAAAATAACCATGAACCGTAACCTAAAATTCAACTTAGATGTTGAAGCAAACGCACTCTTAGCTGCGAACCCAGAGGAGTTTTATTCTAAGGCTTATTTATCAAGCCCAGATATTCCTAACAACTTTCGTACTTTACCAGGTGTGAAAAGTAAAACGAAACTTGCCAATGTAGTATTTGGACAGGTGTTGCAACCTTACAACTGCTCATTCAGTCCAAGTACAGACTTATTAGACGCTATTGATATTGATGTGTGCAGTTTAAGTGCAATGGCTGAGCTTTGCCAATTCGATTTAGAGCAGTCTTTCTTAGCTTTGCAAATGACAAAAGGATCTAATGGTGACTTCACTGTTGCATCTTTCATGGCATACTACTGGAACGAGATGGCAATGACTATTGGTCAAGACCTTGAGTTATTAAGATGGCAAGGTAATGATGCATCTCAGGATCCATTATTGTCTTTGTGTACTGGATACTTATTCAAGATGTTCTATGATAATGATGTTATAGGTTTATATGATGGTGCTATCACTACATCAAATGTATTGACTCAATTAGAGGCTATGCTTAATGCTGCTCCTGCTGCAATAGTAAGACGTAAAGCTGACTTAAGATTCTACGTTTCAACAAATGTAGCTAATGCATATGAGTTGAAAGCAGCATCTGGTAACACTCAAACATTCGTTACTTTACCATTAGGATTGACTTTCTTAGGTATCAATGTAGTGACTTGTGAAGGGATGCCAGATAACACTATGGTGTTGACATTGAAAAATAACCTTATCTATGCATTTGATGCAGAGGGAGATTCAAAAGCATTGAAAGCCATCAACTTATCTGATACTACTGCTGAGCCTGTATTGAGAACTCGTGCTAACATGAAGGCTGGTTTCTTCTATACCAACCCTACTGAGATTGTTTTGTATAATGATTTCTACCTCTAAATATAATGGGAGGTATTAATTGCCTCCCTATTTTATAACCTTAAAAATATATAATAATATGTGCGAAGCATTATTGACCATAACAAAAAGCTGTGACAACAACAGCGGTGGTATCAAAAGAATTTACGTAAACTTACAAGACAATGTAGACATGGATACACTGTCAACAATTAGTCCTGTTGTTAATCCTGGTGATGCCTATACTATTGATGCACTTGACTTAGTAGTTGCTGCTGACCCATTCATTGAGTTTGAGTTCAGACGTAATACATCTGGATACACAGAGGAGAGCAATATTGACTTAATCAATGGCTCAAGTTTTGTAACTCAGACTATCTCTTTAATGTTCCACAGAAGAGAGGCTGCTAAGTCAAATGCAATTAAAGTATTAGGCTCTGGACAGCAGTACTTATCTGCAATAGTTGAGGACCAGAACGGTATCCTTTGGTTCTTCCCATTCTTGCAGTTGACTGCATCTGGAGAAGGTTCTGGAACAGCCCGTGCAGATGGCAGTAAATATTCCGTTACACTTCTTGCGGAGAATGACCAGTTGGCCTATGCAATGGAGCCTGCTGTGTTGGCTGCTTTATTATAAACCTATCATATCTATGAACAGCCTCATCTCGGTGGGGCTTTTTTAATTATTTTAATTACGTAGTACAATATAGGTATGATATATCTTGAAAAAGACACAGTCAACATATTTGTACTGACCTTAACAGAGGTGACAACCATCCCGAACCCTTACTATTTGTTTGAGTTCCAAGATGAGTTCAACACTACTGCCACCCTTATCTATTGGGAAGGTACAGATACTTCTGCATATCCTTCAAGATTTAACCTGTTTACACTTGATGAGCCAACAGATATTGACTTTATCAAAGGTCAGTATAGATACAGAGTGTATGAGAGCTCAACACCCCCTCCACTCGACCCTACTGGCTTGACCATGATAGAAGAGGGCAGGATGGTAGTAGCAGGTGTACAAATTAATTCAATATATGACTAATGGCATGGTATAGTAGATTCGTAGGCTCTAAGCCTCAAGCAAAAACAGAAGTAGTTGAAGGATATCAATCCTTTAGCACACCATTTGGAAATGTGGGAGGCAATAACCTATCACTACCTTATGTTAATGGTAGACATCAGATAGCTGGCTATATACCATTTGGAAGTAACAATCTTTTCCCAGAGCTGCTCAACCAACTTTACTATACTTCACCACTACATGGTGCCATTGTGGACTTCAAGACCAATGCGATAGTAGGAGGTGGGTACACTCTTGAGACTGCTAAGATGTCAAATGAGGACAAGCTCAAGCTGTACACCTTTGAAAAAAAGATGAAGCTCAACAAGACCAGCAAGGCTATAGCTCAACAATTGATTGTTCACCATAGAGTGTACTTCAAGCTATGCTATAATGAGAAGGGTGAGCTGTATAAGATAGAGAATGTATCACCAGAGAAGGTCAGAGTTGCCAGAGATAGGATAACATACTTCATGTGTGACGACTGGTCAGCTCGGATTGATATAGTACCTATCAAGAGGGCACATCCTACCAACAGAGACCTTGAACAATTGTATGTTTATGAGATTATGACCTTGGGTCAGGAGTGGTATTCCTTGCCCCAGTACACATCGGCACTTAATTTTGCATTTTTGAGTGGCGAACTGTCATTTTTCGCTAAGAGTAACATCCAAAACTCAATTTTTCCTTCCTTTGCCATGATGTTTCCTAAGAAACCACAGAGTGAAGAGGAGAAACACATGATAAAGCGCACCATAAATAACCTTAAAGGTGCAGAAAATGCAGGGAAAGCAATCGCACTATTTGCTAACTCAGCTGACCAACTACCAAAGATAGAAGTACTACCTACCAATAGCAATGATAAGCTGTTCCATGAAGCCTCTGCACTCAATACTGAGCAGATATGTTTCTCACACACCATTGACCCTATACTTATGGGTGTAAGGACCACAGGTTCACTTGGTGGTGGGGCTGATATCAAGCAGGCATATGTTGTGTTTGAGAAGAATGTAGTGATGCCATTGAGAGACCAGGTGGAAGAGATAGTGAATGAACTGTTGGCACTGGCTAAGATACCAGGTAAGTATATGCTCAACAACTTCCAGATAATAAATGAGACTATTGTTGAGATAGATGACAATGTATCTAAGATATCTGATATTATTAATTCTGTTAATCCTGTACTGGCTGCTAAAATAATTGAATCTATGACTCAAAATGAGTTAAGGGAGTTGATACACTTACAACCTATTGAAACACCTGCACCATGAACTACTTTATAACAGAAACCTACCTCAAGACCAACACTCCTATCACAGCTAATGTGGATGTGACTGATGTAACACCATACATAGCTACACAGGCTCAGCTTAGAGTGATGCCTATCTTAGGAACAACCTACTACAACTATCTGCTTGCTGCATACAATGCTCAGACCTTGACTGTAGATGAAGAGGACCTTGTTCTGTTCATACAGCCAGTCATTGCTTGGAGGTCAGCAGAGGATGCTGTCTTTGGCTTGACTTATCAGCTTAAGAACAAAGGATTGCAACAACAATCTGGTGACTTCTCCACATCTGTGGGTAGGTCAGAGGTTGCATTCGGGATGGAGCACTTTGCACAGAAGGCTTCCTTCTTTGAACAACGGTTGATTAGGTACTTGATTGCTAACAAGGCATTGTATCCTGGCTTCACAGACCCTACCAACAGAGATACTGACCTTAGACCTATGATTGATGCTTGTGATTGTAATTGTGTAGGGCAGTGCCATAGTGGCTGTCCATGTGGGGGGATGAGAGAGAACGGATATAACAACTCAATATTGATATTGTAATGGCGTTTAATGAGATAGCATTCACAGTGATCACAGTACTAATGTCAGTGATAGGATACTTCCTTAAAGCATTGCACGGTGACCTTAAAAATGTAGAAGAGGAACAGAAGAAAATAATTGAGACTCAAGGAAGGCTCAAAGGTAAGATTGAACTGGTTGACAATGAGTCAAGGTTCAAGTATGAAGCCATTGAGAAAATGACTCAGCTTGAGATCAAGCACCTGGCAGAGCAAATTAGTGAGCTAACTCAGTCAGTAAAGAAATTAATAGAAGTACAACTAACGAGATGAGTATAAGACAAAGATGGTCAGCAAAGACCCCACACTTCTGGAAGAGAGTACAGAGAGTAGCAATAAAATTAGGAGCTATAGCCACCATAATAGTTGCTGCACCAATAGCACTGCCTGCAGCGGTGGTAACTGTGGCAACATACACCATAGTGGCGGGAACAGTAGCTGCAACACTATCACAATTAACAGTTGAGAACAATGAATCTAAGTAAGAATGTAACACTACAGGAGTTTGAGTCATCTCCTACAGCAACTGCCAAGGGCATCGTAAACAAAATGACTGTAGCTCAGATTGAATCTGCTAAGCTATTGTGTGAGAAAGTCTTTCAACCACTTAGAGAGCACGTAGGAAAGCCTATCAAGTTCAATAGTGGCTTTCGTTCTCCTGCACTTAACAAGGCAATAGGTGGCAGTACAACGTCTCAACACTGCAAAGGTGAGGCAATGGACCTTGACTTGCATGATAAAGAGTTATTTATCTGGATAATTGATAACTTAGACTTTGATCAAGCTATCTTTGAGGCAGGAACAGAAACTTCTGCAGCATGGTTTCACCTTAGCTACAAGAAAAAAGGTAACAGAAAGCAGGCATTAAGAATGTACAAAGGGAAATATTCACCATTTATAAGATAATCATGGCAAAGAAAGTAGGCAGACCTAAGAAAGTGGACCTCATCATAGAGACTAACAAGGCAGAAATTGAGTACCACAAGGATGGCACCAACCATAACCTTAAGTATGACGGTAAGAAGGTAGATGTGCACATCACTAAGGATGATCAAGGTACAAAAGTAGAAGTGCAATCTGAGAATAATTTCCTTAAAGCAATTGCGACCTTAGCATCCAAGTTCATAGTCAAAAGATTTAAGAAATCTAAATAAACCCTTTATACATATAGCTTTTTAGCTCACTTAGGTGGGCTTTCCTTATTTAGAATCATTATAAATTACAATTATTTTCAACAAATTGTTAATTATTATTTGCAAGTATGGAAATTATGAGTAGATTTGTAAGGTAATCAAAACAAAGCAATATGAAAAAGTTTATGAAAGAATGTGAAGAATGCCAAGGTAACGGCAGAACTTACACCAACAGTACTTGGGATAATGACCCTCAATATGATGTATCTTATGAATGCAAGTATTGTGAGGATGGCCAAGTACAAGACAGCGAAGCACTCAATGAAGCTATTGAGGGTGCTCAGTACATGATTGA